TCTTCCGATCTAGGAGAGGGAAAAGATGCTACGAACTGATTTTACAAAACTACCCAAATAATCCGCACCTGAGACAGCGGATTGACTGAGGACAGCCTATGGGCAAATCCCCCCGTGTGGTAATGGATGGCCCTTGGCTGAACTCACTCAAGCAAGTAGACTCCTTTAGGAACAATCGAACGATTGAGCTTTCTATTATTGTCTCAAATTTTAGTCTACTTATAAAAGGAATAAACACATGCCACTAACAGATCACTTAGCTAACGGAGATCTAGTCTTCCGCGCTACAAACTCTGCCGCCACCTCTGGCGGTAATCTCGGTCAGAACAAGCTCTGGCTACCCCTTTGGTCTGGCGAAGTAATCAACGCCTACGATCAGTACAACATGTTTGAGAACATGATCACCACCCGAACAATTTCTGGTGGTTTCTCTTACGAGTTCCCAATCACCGGAACCGTAGAACTCAAGGCTGCTTGGGAAGCTGGTGAAGAGCTTTCAGGTAAGGGCAACACCAGCCGTACCTTCAAGGTCAACCTTGACTCACGCCCAATGGCTGCTCACTTTGAAACCGACAACATTGACTTGCTCATCACTCAGTGGGATTACCGCTCTGAGCTAGCTCGTCAGTCTGGTCTAACCCTTGCTAACACCCGTGATCGTCAGATTGCCGTAGCTCTACTCGCTGCTTGCGCTGTATCTCCAATTACTAACGATCCCCGTGGTTCTGACTTCACAACCAATGCTTTCCAAGCTCCAATTGATGTAGGTGCAATTAGCGTTTCAATAACTGAAGCACAGGCACTAAAGGTTCTTGAAGGCATTGAAGACTATGTTGTTAAGTGTCAGGAAAATGATGTTGCAGTAAACAATGTTCACTGTGTCGTTACTCCAAAGGTCTTCCAAGTAATTCGTGCTCTTGGTATTACCAAGTCAAGCGATACTACCGTTGCCTTTACAAAGGTTCCAATGTTCACAGGAGCGCAGGAGTTTGGTGGTGCTGGTGCTCCAATTTCAATGGGCATGAACGCCATGACCGACAGCCTAGAGTACATGGGTGTAAAGATTGTTAAGAGCAATCACCTACCAAAGACAAACCTTTCAGCCTCTGGTAGCGAAATTGGCGCAGCTAAGTATAACCTAAACTGCTCTGCTATTGCTCTTCAGGGAATCATCTTCCAGCCAGAAGCAATTGCTGGTCTATCTCTACAGGGCATGAAGGTTGATACCGTTGCTGATGTTCGTCGCAACACTCAGTTCACCGTTGCAAGCATGCTCAAGGGAACTGGTCTAATTCGTCCAGAACTTTGCCGCGCTATTGTTGCTATTGATGGCACTACAAGCCGTAGCGATCTACAAACCGCACTTGGTGCAAACCTCACCAACGGCTTCAGCGCAGAGTACTTCTCTGTAGTCTAATGATTGATTCACACTCTACTTTCGGGTTTGTATTTATGAACCGCGTCTGAAGAGGAGGTGATCTTCTATCTACCCCCGGCTCCCTTAAGTGGGAGCCGGGTGGTTTTTTTTCTAAGGAGGCTATATGGGCTTAATTACTAAGTTACAAGCAATTAACCAAATGCTGTTGGCTTCAGGTGAAAACCTTGTAGCCGACCTAGAAGGTGAGTCGGGTATTGATACTGGTATTGCCGACACAATTCTAGAGCAGACTAGTCTTGACTATCAGTTAAGAGGTCTTGCTTCAAATAAATTTATTAAGAAATATGAATTGACCACTGATGGTACAATTGTATTTCCTACACCAGACAGTGATGAAGAAGGTATTCTAGCACTTGAGCTAGTCTCAAATCATTTTGCTTCTGATGGTATGACTATCATTAAAGCAAGAGGTTTATTTAATTCTTCTCCTGCTAGACTATGGAATATTACAGATAATACAGATATCTGGAAGTATCAATCTGGTCCTTATTATATCGAATATACAATGAAACTTCCTTGGGAGAATCTGGAAACAACCGCACAGCGAGCTATCCTTGCTACAGCTATGCGTCATTACCAGAGTATTACCCAAGGTGACGAAGCAACTGATGCTTTCCTAGGATATCAGGAACAACTCCATAGTATCAAAGGCAAAGCCTCAGATGTAAATGACAAGAAGAAAAACATCTTTTCATCCTCAAGTATTCTTAGAGATGCAGCAATGCGCTCTCGTTACTTTAGTGATCCAAACAGATTTAGGTACTGGCGTACCGGAGGAATTTAATGGCTATACGAAGACGAGGACCACAGGCTGGCTTAGTTACAACTAAGATTCCTGTCTATACCTTAAATAGTGTCGGTAGACAGTCGCCTAATCGCAGACAGCCAAATGAAGCACAGAATATTGACAATGCTCTAGTCTCCCTAGAGCGAAACTTTGAGAAGCGTCCCGGCTTTGAGATTGTTCCACAGAAGACTGTAACTACGGCTTCATCATGGGACATAGGATCAAACTCAATTCGTCTTGATTTATATTCATTAGCCGTTGTTCCTCCAGACCATGATCTGTGGTACTACTGGTATAGCATTAATGAAGACAATACTTTTTTAGTTGTTGTTGACTTTGATGCAACAGCTGATAATGATAAATTGTTCTATATCTTCCGTGTATACCCCACAGGATCTTGGGAAGATCTAACCCCAGCCACACAGACCGCTGCAAGTGGTAAGGTAAGTTTAGTTACTAGAGCATACATCACACATAATCCTAATAACAAGACAGCTAAAGAATCTCTTAAAGCTGTTTCTTTAGGATCAAGTATTGTTATTCTAAATAAAAATGTACGAGCTGGTTTTAGTTCAGATATTGGTGGTAAGTTATTCGATCTCAATGGTGATGTTACAACAACCGATGATATTGAAGGTCGTAAGCTTACTTACTATACTGCATCTAAAGTTATGAAAGTATATGATGCTGGAGATGATAAAGTAAACGCTACAGGAGATGATATTCTTTTAGGATGGCGTCCCGGTTATATTTCTGGGGCTACTACTCAAAACGGTAGTGCAACCCATATCCATTTAGCTACTAGTGCGTCTCCTATTGATGATACTTATAATAACATGATTATTAAAGTTACATCTAAAACAACAGGAGTTGTACAAACTAGAACAATTTTAGATTATACTGGATCTACTAGACAAGTTACAATATCAGGTAGTAATTTTAATCCACATCCAAGCGCAGAAGATGGTTATCTAATTGAAATTACAGGTGCTGATTATATTTCAGTAGATGATTATTTTTATTCTGACTCAACTAAACAATATCTTGGTCAAAAGGTAGACGATCTTTCAGAAGTAAAGCTACCACCCGAGGCAGATGATTGGTACTCTAATAACTCAAAGCTTACTGCGACTACAGATGACAAAGCAAGATTAATGCTTAAGTCTTTGTATGATCCTGATACAGATTTAAATGGTATTATTGAGGGTCGTGGTAAGATTTTCTTTATGGTTAATCCATATCTAAATTCAACTTCTGGTTTCTACAGAGTTATCTCTTGGAATCCAACTGATCAAAAGTTTTATTATAATACAGCAGATTCAACTAGAGTTATTTATAAAACAAACACAGCCCCACATTCAACCGAAATCACAACTACAGGTCGCCCTTATCTACAGAAGGTAAGAACACCTGACGAGCATTCTTATATTGATCCCCGCAGAATGCCACAGAAACTTGTGGTAACAATTGATTCTTCCAATGTAACTTCATGGAACATGGAACCAATTAAGTGGACTGCTAGAACTAGTGGCGACAAGCGATCTAACCCCGGTCCAAGTATCTTTAAGACTGTCGATAGAAAGGCCTTAAAGCAGGTTTCAATTACAAGCATTGCGGTATTCAAAGATAGACTTTGGTTTGCTGCGGATGATGTCATCTTCTCATCTCAGATGGGAGAATATGAAAACTTATTCTATGATGATCCATCTAATCTTGTAATTACTGATCCTATTGATATTCGTGTATCTTCAAACAATTACTGTGAGATCACAAGTATGACTCCCTTTGAAGAGTATATGTTTATCAATACTAAAGCTAACATCCAATTCCAATTGATGTCTGCTAATGGTCAAGAGATGTCTCCAACCAATGTGGCTGTTGCCCCTGTTACATACTATGGCACTGCTCCTATTCTAGATCCACAGTTCATTGGATCTCGCTTGTACTTCTTTGACTCACAGCGTCTATTCCTGTTTACAGGCAAGGGAACAATGGGCTATGCCTCAGCTGCTGAAGTATCTAGCCAAGCCGCTGGATATCTACCACGGCAGTACAGAGCAGCGGCTACCGCTCCTGCACAAGATACATTGTTGTTTATTGATGATGAAAATCGTAATCATATTTACGGTTACATTAATAGATTCAGTGGTGACAGAGTTATTCAAAACTCTTTCTATAGATATATGTTAGCTGATGAAGAGTCTATTGAAACCCTTCAGTGCTATGATAGTCATATGTATGTTGTTAGCAAAAGATTAGTTAGTGCGAATAGTTCTTCTTATGTTTACTATCTATATAGAAATCTAATGTTAAATGAAGATGTATATGTTCCTCGTCTTGACCGTATGTTTAAGATGAAGATCATTAATTCAGATGATCAACCAACCAACTATAATGCTAAGTATGATCCATACACAGCAACAACTACTTATCGTATTCCCGGTCATACTGATATTACAGATGCTACCAAATATTTCATTGTACTGTTTAAAGGATGGTACAATAATGGAAATTCTACTGAAGAAGATCTAAGTAATGTTTCTATTCAACCCATTTCTGTAACAAACAAAGTAGATGGTAGCTCTAATCCATACACAGAGATTGTGGTTTTGGGTGCAAACTATGCAGTATCAAATTACTATGTGTATATTGGTATTAAGTTTAAGATGCGAGTAGAGCTTAGTACATTGTTTGTAAGAGATGAAAATAACAACATCATTGATGGTGTACTAAATATCCGTAGTGCTGTCTTTAGACACTACTATACTGGGCCTTATGATATTGAAGTTACTCATAGAGGAAGAACAGCTTTTACTACAAGTTATATTCCAACTAGACCTGAATACACAGCTTATGAAGACACTCTTCCACTTGAGATCTTTCAAGTACAAGGTGAGTTTGTTACAAAGATTATGGGTTATTCAGACTCAACTACCATATCAATTTCCAGTGAATACCCTACTCCAGTAAACATTACAAACATGGAGTTTAAGGGTAAATTCAAACAGAAATATACAACCATTGATACTTAATCGGAGAAATAATGACAACATATAATAACCTAGAACTTGCTCAAGTTTCTCTGACATTCTCAGAACCACTTGATCCTTCTATTTCTACTAGAACATTTGACTTAAGCACACTTAGCTTTCTTCCTAATGTTCCACTAATAGATCAGATTGAAGTTGAGCGTATCTTTGATACTGGCTATGATACAAAGTTTGGAGAAAATGTATTTACCATTGCTGATAGACGGCAGGTATTTATTTTACCTAAAGCATGGTATTCAATAAACGAACAAACTAAGATTCTTACTGTAGTTGATCTTAGTACAATTCCTGTTTATACTATTGCTAATAATTTATACTACCCCGAGTCTAGAACATTTATTTTAGAGACAAAAGATCAATACAACAATATACAAACAATAGATATACCTAACTTTTTAGTTAATAATGTTGGTACAACTGTTAATGGTGTTGTAAGACAGCCCGATATTGTAATCATTAGAAGAAAAACACTGTCTATTGATAGTATTGTAACTTTTGCTCCCGGAACTAGACTAACAACTACACAACTAAATCTTCAGTTTAACCAGTTAAAATATATTCTACAAGAACTTGTAGCTAAAGTCCGAAATGAAATCATCTTAAAGTTTGATGAAAACGCAGTTGATGGTCCATTCTTAGGCGGTAGCGATCTTAAGATGTCAAACAATTACATCAAAGATATGAATAGTATTTCTATTGGAGAAATCTTTAACGAGTTTAGTACAGGTGTTGGTACTGGTGTAATTAGCGGATCAACCTTTGCAACCAATGTAGGTGCTGTATATGATGCTCTTATATCAGGAACAGTTTGTCGTACTACAATGGATGGTGGCACAACAGTTCCTTTCTCTGGAGAGTTTACTGCTACACCTTCTGGAGATACAGCTAAGCGCATTACACTTATGGCTGATGGTCTTGTTAACACAGACGCAGCTACACTAGGCCAAGTACGCAATGCAACTAATATTACTACTGGTACATTAAATAATGATGTTCTTAGTAATATTCCACTTTTAAAGCTAAGTGGTGTCACAGGACAAGGCTATACCTTACCAGTAGATGCCCTAGCAAACAGTGGTGTAACTGCTGGTTCTTCTGTATCCGCTGGTTCTACATCAGCAAGTAATACCAATAATATGGTATCTATGACTGTCGATAATAAAGGAAGAATTACTACTATTGCTTCTAGAAACATGACTGTAGATGATCTTCCAACTTCAGGTGTAAACAGTACCCCAACTAGTTATGGTCTTAGTAATACTAAAGTTGCACAAATAACTGTAGATACTAAGGGTCGTATTACAGCAGCTTCAGATAGAACTTTAGGCGCTGCAGATATTACTAGCGTTAATGCTAGTGCAGTTAGTGGCGCTCTTACTGCAGGTAATTTACCTTTAATTTCTGGCTATAGTGGAACAACCACAACAACCAATATTCCTAATAGTATAACTATTGATACCTATGGTCGTGTGACTTCAGTATCTGGCGGTAGTATTTCTGCTACTAATGTGTCAGGTTTTGATACCCAAGTCCAAACAAATAAACTTAATCAAATGGCTACGCCTACAGCAAGCGTAAGCTTTGGTAATCAAAAGATTACAAATCTAGATACACCAGCTGTTTCTGCAGATGCTGCTACTAAGGGTTATGTCGATGGTTATGCAGCTCCTCTATCAACTTTTAATACAAATGTTACTAATCTCATTCAAACAAACTCTGTTTATTGGGATAGTGGTAATGATAGATATACAGCCCAGCGTAGTGCTGTTAATAAAAAGATTACTGGTGTTGCAGATCCAAGTAATAGTAATGATGTTGTAAACTTAAACTATTTTAACACCAATGCTTTGGCTGTTTCTGGCGGTGTTATTAATGCTAATAGCAACCCAATCATTAATGTTACAATGCGTTCTGGTGGCTCGCTAGCCGCTAATGATGCTGTAAACTATGGATTTGTAGAAAACCTTTCTCTTTATGGTCAGGCTGTCACAGACCCACAAACCTTTACAAATGCTTGGCCTACTGCTGGTACTATAGTAAATGATAATAAACCTTATGAGTTTTCTTTAGCCACTCTTGCTGCAACAACAGCAGAAATGCTAATAGTAACTGATTCAGAAGGTCGTATTTATATTCCAAGTACAGCGGTTCCAGCCGCAGCTGGTAGATTCTTCCGTTTAGATACAGGCGTAAGTCCTAAGAAAGTAATTGTCTATTTAGATAGCGCAATTACTCCTTCTGGCTCTGGCTCTGTCTTTATTAGAAACTTTGGAACATCTAGATCAGTATCAGCAAGTATTGCTGGTGCGGCTACACTAGGTTTAGTTCAGGTTCCTACGGCTGGTGGCTTATTAATCAACAGTAGTACAGGTGACATTACTCTTAATACAGCAACTTCTTCTCAGATTGGCGGTATTAAGCTTGGTGATGGTCTTGTTCATACTGGATCTAGTGTTGTAAAAGTAGATCTTTCAGATTCAACTTCGCTTAATAGTTCAGTTAAGGCTGCTTCTTCTAAGGCAGTAAAAGATACTTATGACTATGCTGTTGGTGTAAATAGCACAGTAAGTTCCTTAAACTCAACAGTTTCATCTGTTAGCGCAATAGCAACAGCAGCTCAGAACACAGCAAATGCCGCTCTAGCTCGTTCTGGTGGAACAATGACAGGTAAACTAATAACAGTAACTCCAGCTTCTGGTGCTGCTAGTATTGTCTTGCCTTCTGGTTCTGCACCAAATGTGCCAGTATCTGGTGATGTTTGGAATAATGCAGGAACTCTACAGTTCTACAATGGTTCTGCTACTAAGAGCATTGCTTTTACTGATTCAAGTATTACAGGTAATGCGGCTACAGCAACACAGTGGTCTTCTGGTCGTACTATTACACTAACTGGAGCAGTTGCTGGCGTAAGCGGTTCTTTTAATGGAACGGCTGATTTAAGTTTTGCTACTACTTTAAGTGCTTCTGCCGCTGTTATCTCTTTACAAGGAACTGCAAATCAAGTTCTTGTAAACGCAACAAGCGGAACACCTACTGCTGGAGCAATTACACTTACACTGCCGCAGTCTATTAATACAACATCTACACCTACCTTTGCTTCTGTAACATCAAATAATCTAAGATTTGGTTCTAGTGCTAACACAATCATTAGTACTAATTCTAATGGTAATATTAATCTAACACCTGATGGTGCTGGTTTAGTAAATATTACAAAAGCATTAGATGTTGATGGAAATCTAAATGTAGATGGAACTAGTACTCTAGTTGGCGATGTTACAATCAACTCATCTTCTACGCTTACTCTACTAAATACAGCAGGTAAGATTTCACTTGGTGCTACTAGTAGCACCACAAGTATTAACCGACAGGTATCTACCGTATCTCCAGCAACATCTGGCGATCTAGTGTTGAGAGTTCCTGCTTCTGGTAAAGCATGGCTTGTAGCTAACAACACAATCGCTACAGCTCCTGTCGCTAATGATGCGATTATTACTCAGGCTGCTTTAACCTCAGCCTTGTCTTCTTACGCAACTACAGCAAGTCTTGGTACTTACATGGCTATTGCTGGTAATCTTACTACTGGATCTACCGATCAAGTACTCGGTACTGGTGCATCGGCTACAGGTAGTTTCATTGTAAAGACAGCTGATACAGCTAGACTTACAATTAATAATACTGGTGTAACTTCACTAAGCAATGGTCTTGGTGTAACTGGTAATATTGCTGTTACAAGTGGAACAATTTCTGCTAGTGGTAATATTAGTAGCTCAGCCGGAGCGATTACTGCCCATGGTCTTGTTACTGGTACTGGTGGTATTAAATCTGGTAATGCAACTTTAGCTGCCACTGTATGTGCAGCTCCCATTATTGGAGCTAGAGCATTTGCTATAGTAACACTAAGTACATCTGCATCACCTACTTATGCTGGCGTGAATTTTTCAACTATTGCTCCTAGTGGTAATAAAGCATTTGTTTTTACTTTTAACACAGCAATGCCAAATGCTAATTATGCTGTTATGGCTTTAGGAAGAAGAAGTAGTGAAGCATTAAATGGTAATAAAGTAGATGTTACTTTAAAAGCAAAATCAGCAGCTGGATTTACAATTTTTATTGAAACAGGTGCTGAATCAGCCTTTACTACAGGATCACCTAATTATTATGCTGCTAATGGTTGTGAAGGTTTAGAGGTTGTAGTCTTCCATCAGGGATAAGGAGTAAACAATGACAGAGAATAACCTTGCAATATTTGTTTCGTTTATGCAGTTGGCTATTCTCACCATTGGTGTGGTCACTGTGATTGTCAAACTAGGTAAGCGAGAAGCCTTGATTGAATCTAATGCCGATGAGCTTAGACAACTCAAGGAAATAACTAAAGACTTAGTAAAGGCTGATATTGAAAATGGGAAGAGTATCATAACCGTCATAGGAGATCTCAAGGCACTACGCTATCGTGTAGAAATGCTGGAGTCTAAGTAATGCGTTATCTATTCTCATTGATTGCTTTGGCTGGGTGTTCTTCCACACAGGAGATATCTACAAGCAATCACTATATTCAACAAGAGGCTATGGCTATTATTCAAACCACGGATATCAAAGCTGCTCACAAACATGCCCATAATATTCTTGGTGAGTCTACTGACATAGCAGGAGCCGTTGGCAATGTAAAAGACATCACGCCGTGGTGGGGAGATATGTTAAGCTAT